TAGGTCCGGGAGCCTGAATGTTGTTGATAAATCACCAGAACTAAATTGTCCATCGTGGCCTGTAGCTAACCATGTTGCATCCGTTACGATATTACCGCTGGCGTTTGCGTAGGCCCATAATGCTGCATAAGTTGTTCTGGACACTAGTTGCCCCTGAGCCACTAAATATCCAGAAGGAGCTACTGTGCCGGGGAAGAACTCTATTTTACCCACCTCTGCGTTCATAAATGCGGTCAATGGATTCACTAGAGCATCGTAATAATCCGGTATTTGCTGAAGTAAAGCCTGCAAGTGGGCTCTAATACCTGCATCTGTTCTTGGAAACTGAGAAATATTGTTTAATCCATCCGTAGGAGACCATACAAAACTCATTTTATCACCTTACCTTTCTTGTAGGAACCCATTTAAGCACTAAGCTAACTATGGATAAATCTACATTGTATTCGTTATTTGTTATTTCTATCTGGTAATATCTTATGTTCTTAATACCCGGCTTGAATCTAAGCGTAGGAGCGAACCTTTGATAATCCCATGTAAAATTATCCCAATCCCAACTATCCCAATCAAAGGATTTTGTTAAGCTGCTAGGAATTATTGTGCTATTTATTATTGTATCGTTATCATCATAATGATTTATAGTGATAACGCTCCCTGAGTTTGCTCTGGTTGTTAGCCATAAATCGGTTATGTTTTTATAGTATTCCGGTAAACCAAAATCCATAAGTTTTGATTTCCATACTCCGCTTATAGGATTACCAAAATCATTCTGAGCATCTATGAATTTGACTATAGCTCCTGTAACGCTGGATGAATAATAGAGAACATTTCCAACCATGAAGAAGTTTCTTGCGTGGATATTATCGTATATGAACCAATGGAAGGATTCTGGATTATTTACAGTATAGCCCATGCTATAATCCCATACATACACCTTGCCACTTGTCGGCATACATAGATAATACTTCTTGCCATCATTGAATGAGGCACACCCTTGTAGGTCTGACAAACTTTCTTGGAGAAGGCCCGGTCTTGTGATTGTTCCGTTAATGCAATGTGAGAAGTTCTTCACTATGTTTTCGCCTAAAACTGTTGTGGATAGTATCGCATATCCTCCGTTAATTGAATTGAAGAATATAGGCATATTGTCAATTAGCTGGACACTTCCCGGCATATCGCATCCTATGTTAGCGTTAAGGCTAGTGATAGGAAAACCATCTGAACCATCTGATTCAGTCTGAGCATAAGTCAAGTGCGTGGATTTTTCCTTGAAGTAGATAAATTTTTCAAACTTCTTTATAAATGCAGTAACCTTTGTATCTACTGAACCTACTGAATCGAACGAGCTATATCCGCTTGCTGGAAAATAATTAGCCTGTATTCCGGCCTGATTAGAAGTCAATCCTGTTTTCCATAGCTTGTTTGGGAAGTTAGGATTTCCTGTTATGAAAAGCCTGCTGTCAAATTCTGCGGCATAAGTACAATTCTTAATCTGTAATTGGTCTGAGGCATTTGTTTTGGCTGCAGTTATTTTAACAGTATTCGTTCCTATTGCCGGGGCTTTTCCTGAGTTCCATGTTAATACTCCTGTTGTCCTGTTTACTGTGAAGTCTGTTGTCTCGGCCTTGGCCACACCATTGACTATAGCTGTAACCGCTGCTGCATCAAGATTTGTAAAGCTGAGAACAAAGTTTAAAGTTGTTCCATCATTAGGGCTGAACATATCTGTGAAACTTCCTGTCAATAGATTCAGCGGTTCATAAAGCGTTGATGTTGTGCCATCCGGTTTTCTTCCCTGACTTACTATAGGAATATAAGGCACTACTACTGCTGCTGTTGAACCATCCCATTGAATGTAATTAGTTCCATCGAATATATACAATAGGCCCTGAAAAGGAAACATAAAGGCTGGGCCGCTGGCTAGTCCACTATATATCTGGACCGGGCTGCTACCATCTAGGTTTTCCTTGTATAGGAATGTGGACCACTTTTTTATGATTTTGTTATTGAACACTACAGCGTTGCATCCTCCGCTACCTAGTGTTGTATCTAGGTAGGCCTGACCTTTCCTTTTTAGCAATGTGCCTCTATCGTCTGCATTAAGATTCAGGATGTTGGCCGCTTGGCTCATAGGGAGAGCAGTCTCCTGTCTCCATAGATTGATACCTCCATCGATGGCGTACTTTCCATCTGCCCCTAGTCTTATATCCGGGTTTGCCTTTGGAGCTGGTACATTAAACACAAGCTATCACCATCCCCATGAATTAATTACGGTACTTTGCTGAACTATAGGCTTTGGCTTTGACCTAGAGAGTTTTTGCTCATATTCGTTCATAAGCATAGTGCCTATTGTTGCATTATCTTCTAGGTAAACATGGCCTGCCACATAATAAGCTACAAGCGGCTGGTATGCTGTGTCTATTTCCAGCGTTGCAGTTGATAGAGTACTTGAATTGATTTCAACTAATTTCTTAGTATAGGTCAATATCAAGGTTCCATTAAGATAAGGGCTCACATAGAAAAAGCCATCATATACTTTGTACTGAGCAGGTTTGAAGTCCGGGAAGTTAAGTACCTCCATGCTCAGAACCTTGTCGCAATCCTCAGGCAAGGCATAAGAAACAAAACTTTCGCCTGTGTTAGCTGCTACCTGAGAATATTCAGCGGTTTTTACTACCGGATATATCCCGGCTATTTCCTTCTGGCAATCATCTATAAGGTTTCTGGTCCTCAGCGTATAATCTTCTACTGTTCCATCTGAGAGAGGGGTTATGCTGCCATTAATGCTATACTGATTTATTAATTGAAGGATTTTTATATCTAAATCGGCAAGTGTCATTTTTCAGGCCACCTCCTTTAATTATTTATATTTATTCATTTTGTTTCAAATAGAGACATTTACATATTGCTCGCAATATTAATCTATGGCGATTAATCGATATACTTTAAATCCCTCAGCATCTGTTCGACTAAAGTCCACTTTTCATCTACTTTTAAATCCTTAAATGCTTTTGTGGGCTTAATTTTTTCTTTGATTTTTAAACCTTTGTCTTTAAGATACTTATCTAATTTATCGTGTCCCATTAGTACAGCACCCCCTTGTCTATAAGCACTGCGATGACTTCATTCAGCACTTCCTCCGTAGTAGGCTTTGGCATATAAGGCTCATTTTCTATTGGTGCGTGTGGTTCAACAGGTGCGTCCGTTAAATCTAAATCCTTAACTACTACATCCACCCACATATATTCGCCCATATCTACTGCTGGCAACTGCTCAATATAGTGCTTTGTTTCGTCAAATGTTTCAGGTATTGTTGCATATCTTATTTCTTTTGGCATGGTTACTAACCACCTCTATTTTATAAATTTTTCGTAGTATTCAGCTATGTTTCTTGTATGCGAATAATTCAACACTTGTTCTACTGTCGAATTTGTAGCGATATACTCTTTTTTACAATGTGGCTTATGATTTAAACACTCGTTTATTGAGCGAGTTCTTATTCCATAAAAGCAACTTTAAGAATATACGAGGCAATTAAGTTATTATAGGGCTTTTCTAAGAAGGCGGGAGGAGAGGTCGACGCCGGCAAAGGAGGACGAGTAGTACAGAGACCAGAAGAACAAACCGTCCGCACCGCCACCGCTCCAGCTGCCGCCAACACGGGCCACCCTCTGACCGGTGGTCTGATAATAATAATCCGAGTAATAAGTTGTTGATGCGCCGCCGACTGCCACTGGTAGTTCACAAAACGGTAAATTTGCATCATAACCCATTGCCGTTGTACATCCATCAGTATTTCCGTTGACATATCCTAACTGCTCGTAAGGTGCCGCGAACACATTACTTGCGTAGTTATCTGCATTTTTGCAAACCCACGCTTGCTTCTCGTTAATATTAAGACCATCTACAAACTGCCAAACATCACCGTATAGCGATTCTATGCCATGATAAACGAATGATTTTTTACCATCTGAGTTTGATGTAGGGCTGCCAACGCTTGTGGTTATGGCAGAACTAAACCCTGTTTTCATGCCCGTATTATACAGTCTGTCATTTACGGATAAACTTGCCACCACACCATCAAAAGTTATTACGGCATTTCCTGCGCCGCCTGAATCGTTTGCTCCTATTGCCGTTATTGTTCGTCCGTAAAATCTCTGATTTCCGCCTTGCGTTGAGCCAACTGATATTACTTGTCCTACTGCATATAACGCGGCTGTTGCATTTGCCACTATGGCTGTGTTCGTGTTTGTCGTAACTAATGTTATCAGGTGCGTATCCGTATATTGGCCATTTGTATATCCCGCAACTATACTCTGGCTGTTTATCGTTGCAAACTCTATCAAAAACAATGTCTGCAATAAATCCATAACATGGATGTCCATTATCTGATAACCTTTTATCGCGCCAATATTATTAGCTTTTGCCATATCCCTGAACTGTACTATATTTTTATTTATTAAAGGATATGCGTTAGCTTTTGATTCAAGCTTTGTACCGTCCGTGGTAGTGGCTACATATTTACCCACATCAACATAATCAAGTTCTAAGCCTGTCGCTTGGTTTTTAAAGCATTCTGGCAGATATGCTCCTGTAAATGGCTTTCTGCTTATCTGTCTTGATTTGTAGCCACTTGCATCAACCTTTTCAATATACATCTTAGGAATTCTTACAAACACATTGCCGTAGCTGTCAGCAACCTCCGTAAAGTCTTTAAACAACGGCGTTAAATCAAATTCGTTGTAGGCTTTTACTGCATCAACTCCTGCGTTTGCTACTGCGCCCCTTGCGTCCTGCATTCTTGTTAATGTTGGGCTTGAGCCTTTGTTCCAAAAACAGCCATAAACCTTGTACTGTTCCTGAATAATGTTTTCCAATGTTTCGTGATTCGCTGCAGAAGTATCAAATTTTATACTCATAAATATACCCCCTTAGCTTATAGCATCTAAAAATTCGACTTTTAAAACTGATGTTCCGTCACTTAAAACATATAATAAACCTGTGCGTGGGAATGTCTTTTCTCCGGATGCAAGTTCAGGACTGTTTACTGTTGCTGGTCCTGCCCCACTAAAATATAATTTGTCTGGTCCAACATTATGAATTACTGCACATCCGCAATTCAAGTTCAATGTAGCTGCTACTGTTACAGTTTGTGTCATATCACTAACCGATTCGTATGGTGATTCATTTATGTTCATTGTATTTCCTCCTTGTATTCTAATTTATTCTTAAAAAAAAGGAGAGCATTTAAGCCCTCCCTATTTTATAACCACTCAATAACTGCGGTTAATGAGGCTCCTGCTAGTGAAGTTGCCGCCCCGGATGCTACCTTCAATGCGATTGAATCTCCTGCTGCTAAAATTGCTGCTGCAGTTGTCAACGCTGTGATTGTCTGGTTCGTGTTTATTGCAGCGGTCAAGTCTACGGTTGTAGCCATTGCTGCTGTTCCTGAACCGGGAGCTGTACCACTTGGCACTTTTTCAAGTGTGAGCGTTCCAGCCTGTCCCGCTACTGTTGTATGTCTTTCATAGGCCCTCACGATTTTACAAGGATATGGAGCTGTGAAAAATATCTTTGCTACATCAGCGGCAACAAATGTCGGAAACGCAACAATGCTTCTGGAACCCGGTATGAACTTTTCATCACCTAGGCCACCATCACCATTAATGTCTAAGTTAATTCCATATTTATAGTTTGAACCCTTTTGAACATTTTTAGGCATTTATAATCCTCCTTTGTATGAAATAAGGGGCATTTAAGCCCCTATTGTTATGCAGTTGTTCCGTTTGAGAATATGATTGGTCTTGCATCCCCAAACCCTACGGAGAAATCTGTATATGGAACATATCTAGCTATCAAAGGATTGTCTAAGTTTGTTTCCAGAACTGTAGGCCTTTCCACATACACTATTTTGGCAATTTCTGGGAGAAGGTTATTGTCTGCTATGGCCCATTGTGAAGCTGCGAATCCATCGTTTCCACCTCCGACAACTACATACTTCAATCCTGCTACCGGGTTAGCTCCATTCTCGCTTGATTCAGGGAGAAGTTTTGCATCTGCTCCACATATTTCTTTTGCTTTTGGCTCTAATTCTGGGGAGACCAGAAGTATTCCATTGTTGTTGAAATCACACATGAAAGGCAAGCCATCTGGTGTGAGGAACCTGTTTGCTGCGGTCTGAGCTGCGGTCAATGCTGCAACACTCAATCTGCTTGTAACAAGGTTTGAGAATGTGCCGGAATCTGCATCTACGATTGAAACTCCGTTTGCATCACCTTTGGATGCTACTGGATGGTCTGTAGCGGCCCATGATTTTCCGTCTCCACCTATGTAGTTTGCATTGTAAGCTCTACCAAATAATCTGAGACAAGCAAGGTAAACAGTCATTGAAGTTGAGAGTGCGGCTCTTTTACCGATTTTCTTTGCCTCGCCTGACTTGTCTACGTTTTTATAACGAATCTGCAGGTCTATGGCAGCTCCCTTTTCCTGTGGAGTTAAGATAGTAACGAATCCTCTTTTGTTGTTAAGCTGTGCAAGGTTCGCTCCATCATAATTCGGCAATTCTCCATAACCGCCCATTCCTGCCATTCTGTAGTCGATTGACTTGGAATCTTCCTCGGACATTACCTGCTTAAATATATTTACGAATGTTTCGTAGTTATAATCAAATGATTTCTGGATTAATGGAAAAAGGTCATTCTTCCATGCACTATTGATATTGCTGGGCATAATATCACTCCTAAATTTTTATTTTATTAAGCTCTTTTGTTTCCTAACTGGTGCAATGCTGCTGTAAACTGAATCATGTTTCTATCAGTTTCAGAACAAGATGATACCATGAAAGGAATTGCTGCTGTTGCACTCAGGATAAGTTTCGATATTCCTGAATCAAGGTTACCCTTCTGGAATCCGATTGGAGGGAATACTGCGAATATATCTCCGGCAGTACATCCACCAGCAATTGTTGCTGTAGTTGTGAGAGTGCCTGTTGCTGCTGTTGAACCTGTGATAGGGTAAACAGTTCCTATTGCATCTGTGATAACAGAAGATGCTCCCTTTTTGATAAGTTTCATCTTACCGCCTGCAAAATCCGCATCCACTCCGGCTGCTATTGTGCTTGCTACAAAAGTTGTGGTACTACCTGCTGTAGCGGTTATCTGTGGTGCCGGGCATTCAAATATTGCCGTTGGAGCATCACATACCTTTATTCTTGTTCCGTTTGCTCTTGGGTTAAGTGCATCCGCTGAGCCTGCGTGAGGTTCTGCAGCTACTCCTAGGATTGCTCCGGTTTCACCTGCGGCTGCTAAAACAACTAGGCCTGCTGTTAATTTTACTACCTGTCCTACTGCTACTGCTGTTGCAGCGGCTATGTCGTATTCTTTAATGGAATCAATCTGAGCTCCATTAGCGTTATAAACTGTATTCATTGACTATACCTCCCTGTTTTTTTACTTTCTGAGTGTTGATGCAAATTCTTCATAAGTCATTTTTTCTTTTGCGTTTCTACACGATTTGTTCCAATCATCCACTATGGTTCGCTGGTCTGCAGTAAGACCGTATGTATCATTCCTGCCCTTTTGCTTGCCTGAGCTTGTACTTCGCTCTAGGTTCGATTGGATTTTTGCAGCGGCTTTCTTCTCCGCTCCGTGGACATACTTATTGAACTTTTCATATACCTGTGAGACTGTAAGTTTTGGATTTGAGCTTTCCATAAACTCCTTGAAGTCCTCATCAGCTAGAACAGTTCTAAGGTCCACATCAGGATAATCATTCTCAAACTCACTAATTTGCTCAGCGGTTTCCGCATCGGCCTGAGCCCTTTCTTCTGCGGCACGAATTTTTTCCTCTTTTTCCCCTTTGAGTGTCTGCAGTTCTTTTTCCATATCCTTCATTTTCTTTACTAAAGCGGGTGAAGTTCCCTCGATTTCCTCCTGCTCTTGGAGGGTCTGCAGCTCTAACTCTCTTTGGCTTTCTTCTCTGGCTACCTTGATAGCCTCTCTGACCTCTTTGGCATTACCTTCATAACCTAACGCATTAAGTTCTGTTATAGTGCCTCTTAAATCATCGTAGTCAGCGTATTTGCTGCGTTCTCTGGATAACCGCTCCTCAACAATTCTATTTACCTCGGTCTGCTCCGCATCTTCAAATACAACTTTCCCTGTCTCGTCAATCATTCTACATTTCTCCCATCTTTATAGTCTTTGTAAGACTGATTTTTTTCCTCGTCTAGTTCCGAGTTGCCACCCTTTTATTCAGGATTTATACAATACATGGCCCTCCATTTAGGACCTGAGACTACTTTATTACTTTCCAGTCTTTTGCAAGAATATCTGTCTGGCTTGCAAGCCAAGGTACTACTGTTCCTGTTACTGTTTTCATGGCTAAATATTCTCCATAAGGAACCTGCTCGCCAAATTCTGTCTTGGAAATATCAGTTGTGGCTGGATGATTAGATGCTGGGACATGATATACAAACATTCCATTACCGTTCCATCCTTCTCTAGCTATTTTAAAACCCATTTCTGCAGCATATACAGCATATCCGAATGATAAGTTTACTAAATTTTCCATTTTAACATCCTTTCTTTGAACAATTCGCTGTTGGTTTTTTCTTTGTTGCAGGTTTCTTCTTAGTTGTCTGATTATTGACTGTAGGCGTTGGCGTTCCTGCATTCTTGGACCTTGCCGCCATCATAGCCATTAACATATTAGGTACACTTTTCTTCGCCATTTTACTGATTTCCTCCTAGTGCTTTGACTTGTTCGGCTAAAGCCTCTGGATTTAAGTTTAATTCTATCATAATCTCTTGCTGTTGCTGTGGGGTAGCATGAATAAATAATGCTAGTTCATCAGGAGACAACTTTCCATCTGCCTCTATCTGCTGAATCTGTTCCGGTGTTAATCCTCCGGGGGCGGTTTCCGGGATTCCCTGTGGGTCCTGTGGGGCTTGTTCTGGTTCAGTCGATACATTCCCTTCCTGTGGTCCTACTGGCACCTGAGTGCCTGCTGGTGCCTCCTGTGGGGCTACCTGTTCAATAGGTTCTAGCTGGCCTCCCATTGCCATTAATTCCTTGTTCTGTTTTACCTTAGCATCGTTGCTCAGGCCGCCTTGACTTTTAATTCCCATCTGGTCCATAACCTGAATCTGTGCATCCTGTGGCAAGTCTTGGAATGAGATTTGGAATCTAGGCATATCCTTGAATAAATAAGGCATACTCATCTGAGATTTAAAGAAGTTTTCTAGTCCATCCTTAATTTCCTTCTTATTAGGAAGGTCCAGAAGGTCAACCTGCGATTTTATCAAACTTACATTCTGGCTTGTGATAGGGTATTTAATTAATTCGCTCAATGCTTGCAGCGTGAATGACTTACTCTTGCTAACTCCCTCGCCTACCGCTATTTCAATATCTACTGTTGGGAAGTAATACACATTCTCGTCAAGAATCTTCTGTATTTCTTCATCAGTCTTGCCCTGTTCTACTCCCTTTGTAGCTAGTGCCTTGGCTTTTGCCTTGTCTGCTACCTTGTGATTGTCTGAATTGAATACTGTGGAATCATTAAAAGTACCATCATCCTGAGTTTCCTGCTGGCCACGAATCATTATTACCCTGTCGGTGTTGTAAAATTCAAGTGCGGTCCAGTCGATAAGCTCATAAAGTTTCTCAAAACCTGTCAATCTGTCGGCCTTTTTAATGTTTTTTCTCATATCCGCTCTTTCGTTCATCATGGCTATACCGGATGCTGTAGTTACCTTGGTAGGTTCCAGTCCATTATTAGTTAAACTATTGCCTGTTGTTTCCTCGATTTTCTTGTGGATGAACTCAATCATCTGCAAAGCATTGAAATTTGTACCTAGGTTTCCTAGCCTCCTTATTCCCTCAATCCTATTGTCCTTCATCTTAATCATGGCATTAGGACCTGTTGAAATAGTCTCACCTTCTGCAAGTGCGTTTGGCTCATAAACTATAATGTCTGCAGGCTGCATCATATCAATTAGGAGGGCTGACATAAATTCTCTGTCGGCTGCATCTACTAAATCTATGATTGTCTCTATTTCGCCTTTATCCCAAAAGCTCTGGTCTACTGGAATTTTGCAGTATTTGATAAAAGGATAACGCTGGTTTCCGCTGTTTCTAGTATTAATCCAATACTTAGGGATGTATTTAACTTCCTTAAAGTCTACCTGTATGCTGCAGGCTATGTCTCCTTCATCGTCTTTGTACCAATATTCGATTATCTGTACTGTATCATCTAGCATGGTCAAGTTGTTTTCTGACCTGTCGAATATTTCAGTATCTTTGATAAATCCATTACTGCCGCATTCATCAATGATGGCTCCATAAATTCTTCTTGCTTTCCTTCTATGCTGCCTGTAGGAATAAATGATAAATTCGCAATCGTCAATATCATAAGCTGAGTGGTCCGGGAATATGTATGCTGGTGCCGGATTACCTATAACTATATCTCCTACATAGCCGAACCCTTTGATTGTGCCATCAAACGCTACTTTCCAAAATGCGTTGCCTAGCTTGTTCAGGTTCCTTTCGTTCTCAGGAATCATCTGCTTGATTTTGTTGTTGTAGCAAATATACTCCATTACAGCTTGTCTTTCTTTGGCCTTGGCACTATCTTTATCATCGTCTCTGCCTCTAAATTCTGCCTGTGGGAGCGTTGCATCTATCTGGCTCTCTACCTGAATGAAGGGGTCCGGCAATACTGGCGGCACAAAGTTCCAGTTATTAGCTGCGATTAATTCCTCAATCTGCTTTTTAGTATAGTGTTCGTTATTGTAATACTCGTCTAGCCTTTTCCACTTAGTAACGGTCCCGGCCTTGTTGTTCTTTGAGGCATAAAAATCTTCTGAGCAACGATGTTCTCGGTCCTCTTGTGTGGCCATAGAATAAATATTGTCTGCTGGTGCGTTTACCGCTTTTTTTACTGCCTTGGTTACTGCCTTTACTGTATCTTTAACTTTTCCCATCAAGCCCATCCTTTCCCAGCGAATCCTATTGTTTTGAATTGATAGTGTGGTGATTTAAAAACCCTTATAACTTCCTTGCCGCATTTAGGACATACTGGATATTCATCATTCATATTACATTCGTGGTCAAATTCCCCATGCTCCGGGCATTTGAAACATTTTACTACCACCGCTCCACCTCCAATTTATCAATAAGTCTAGGTTTTAGTGTTTTGTTATCTATGTCAATTAATTTGAGTTTAATATTCATCAGTTCATCCCGGATAGCTTTGTTTTCTTCCCGGACCTCTCTAATTTCATCTAGTAGCACCTGCTGCATATCCAATATTTCTTTATTGCTTACCATCGGTTTACAGTTTCCTTTCTTCCTAGCCCTAATTTTTCAATCAGTTTTAGTTTTTTAGGTTTTGCCTCCGTTAATAGTGTAAAGTTTTGCTGGCTACGGATTTCATTTGCTATCATATCTGACAAAAGAGCATCATCATGTTTTCCGCTTGCTGCATCAGGCCTACCATTATCATCATATACGAATGTAGTACATTCTTCCAACATGACTATATCAGTAAATAGGTCAATGTTGTTCTCTATCAGGTCTATTGCCTTGTCGATTATGAGGGGGCGCGTATTCCCATCAGTTTTCCATCCGTATTTTTTCTGATATTCCTTGGAAAAATTATCATATTGTTGTCTCTGATACTGTCTAGGATATTGTAACCGCTGCAATTCTTCTATGGGGGCTGTGTTGAAGTTCATTTCTATTCCTATAAGTGCATCGTTGTAATACCTGCCTAAGCAATAGACTTGGTGTGTGTACGGTTTACTGTTGCTTATCTGCCATCTTAATGTAGCTGCTCTTTTCCCGGTAATGTTATTGATTACTGTAGCAGTATAAAAGTCCTTGCCCTCTCCCTTTGTATCACCGCCTATTACATAGTGGTAGCCCGGCTGAACATCCTCATACATTGTGATTACTCCGGCCTTGTCTGGTGTCCATGTAATTTTTTCATCAATAATTTTGCCTTTAGTGTCTCCATTATCCCATTGAAAACTGAATCTACCTTTTGCTGGGGGCTCTGTACTATAAAGTTTTTTCAATTCTTCCAGTCTCATTTCAACTTTCTGAACCGGGAATACTGGCCGGCCTGTAGATAGGAATGCCTCTTTAGGATATGAAGGGTTCTCCTGTTTCATTAAATCTACACTACCGTTACAGTCATTTCTTAATTTCCATCTGTACCATTTTATCTGTGCTGCAGATAGATTGAATAGGTCCACTATGCTAGTTTCGTATTCGCTGAGATTAGACATTATTTCTCTTTCTTCTTCTTTAGTTTCGCATGGTATCTGGTAATCAATATAATCGTGCCATGCAAAAAACATTGGTACCCAGTCATTCTCTCCGGCAACCGCTGAATCCCACAACTCTTTAAAAGCATTGTAGCCATTAGCTGTGCTCTCAATAATAACCATAGTTCCCGGTATAGAAGGTACCGCCTGCTGAATACCTGCAAGCTGTGTTTTTGGGTTCCCTTGATAAAATGCAAACTCTGATAAATGAACATAGTAAAAAGTATCGGACCTTCCTATACTGTCTGAACCTGCTGTCTGGATTTTAATCTTACTGTTAAGGCCCTTCTTGTTGCCTTTATAAAATGAAGGTATGTCAAATATAAGCTCCTTTGCATTACTAGCCTTTTGTAGGGGCTTGATTTCCTCCGGTAAATTACCATACATATATTTTGCCTTGTCAAAGATAGCGGAGGTAGAATCGTCTCTGTGTGCTACTACCAAAGAGTTTCTGTTTTCCTGTGTAGCTGTCTTTTTTAATATCTTGGCCTGCGTGTAGGTAGATACTCCTTCCTGTCTCGCCTTTAATACTATTATTCTTGCTGGCTTACCTTGGAATGTTAGTTCCTCTATCTTAGCATCTATCTGTTGCTGTATTGCGTTGGGTTCAAAACATACTGCCTCACCGTTTTTGTTGACTATTTTTATGTATTCCTTGAAAAATAATAAGTCATTCTCTAAGGCTGCGGCTCTGCGTTTTCGGGTTTCTATTTCTTTCAGGAGGGCTAGTTCTTTAATTAAATCTTCTCTCATATCTCTCCTTCATGTACATAGACAAAGTAACTTTCACAGTTCTTCTTAGTCATTACATCACCTTCTTTGCATTGTAGGTTTTCCATCTAGAATCATCCTTAGTCCATGAATACTTCTTGAGTTCATTTTCAAATATTCCCCAGAATCTATCATCGTCTTTAAAACTCATTAGTTTATCCGACTTCTTCCAAATGGTATAGCAGATACTTTTCTCGGTATGTCCTTCTTTCTCATATTCCTTCATTCGTGCCTTAACCTTATCCGTATAAACTACACCTATGTAATCAAAAGCCTGTAAATAACTTGTTATCTTTGTTGACATATCTAAGCCAACCTCCTTTTAATCTTCGTCTACAAGCAACATATAGCGTTCTATTACCCATGCTTGTAGTACTTTGTCCAACTGTTCTTTGCATATTAGGTATAAATCAAGGTTTATCCTGTTATTAGAGAAGTAATATAAAGGATTGAAATAGTATTCAGTAGTTCCTTTATTGTTGTGTTTAATGATAATACCTAATTTATTCATCTTAGTAAGAAATCTTCTGCCTTGCCTTAATCCCAATTCTAGATATCCACTTATCTGTTCATCTGTATATGCTTTTATTCTCCCACCATTGCCCCTGTAAGCTATCATATTAGTATCTGCATATACTTTCTTCGTAAGCCTTGTAATCTTCCCTAATTCACTGTCTGTTAGTTCCTTTGGGTACTCAACATCTTGAAATGATTTAGTGTAGTCCTTCTTATTCCAGAACAAATATCCTTCATCATCTTCAAACACACTCTTGTATTTAGATATCTGTTCACTTAACAATTCTCCATTTGGATTAGTAAGCCTTGTTGTTTTAATGTTCATGATACATCTCCTCTACGATGCACTTTTTTTGGTGCTAAATAGCTACTTTGATACCAAAAAAACGCCATTTCAAAATAGCACTTAGACTTGTTATATCAATGCTTTGCTCGTTTTGACCATGCAGATTTACCTTAGTGGTTATTACTAAATGTGCATGAAATTTATATATTATTTTTTTGTAATAGAGAAAACACTATTTATAATCTCATAAATTACAGATTATCACCATCCCACATTGAAACAGGTGCTTGTTCTGCCATGCAACCTTTAAGATTATCTGCTTCATAATAAAGCGGACAATCAGAACAATCTTCTTTATGTAACTTACATTCTTCTCTGATTAGATGATATATAGTTATCGCTTCTTCTCTTGTCATGGATTAGTCTCCTTTGTGTGAAAATGTGTTCGGTAGCTGGTAGAGGTATTTTTTTCGCTCCGCTCCCCGGCTTTGGTACCCGGTCTATGGGGGTGGGGGGGCCTGAACCTGAGCAATGGCACCGCCTCCCGGGTTCTGCTGCTGCTCCCTCCTGCCTTGGTTCTTCTGTTGTGTATGTATATATTATTATGTGTCATGCTGCATACAATGAAACAAAGGGCCCGGCCTGCTGCCGCTGTTCTAATTGAGAATAGCCGCATTAATAGGGAGATATAGCACGATGCACGATAATAGAAACGCTGCAAAGTCCGGGAACCGGTGGTATCACTCGCTTTGCAGTATGCGTTCCTATACAATGCGTTAAATGTTCATTTATCGTCATGTTTTAACGCTGGATTATTCCCCTTTGGCTGCTGCCTCTCGCATCTTCCGGACCTGCTCGGCTAGTTCCTCATCTGTCATATCAGTAATGTCTGCGTTTATGTTGGTGTTGATGCTCTCTACCTCCTGTTTATCTCTCCATCCGAAGTTATTCATCAGACTGAATTTTGCTCCGTTGCTGCCCTGTGAATCGTATAGCCTTTTCTCTGCGTATCGTTGGCATCTGGTCTTGGCCTGCGTAATCGCGTCTTGAAATTCTGACTTGCCTTCATATGTAATTAGCCCTTGCCTTGTATTGAATCCCAACGCTAACGCTAAGCCTGTGACTGTAGCAGGTTCCGCACCGATATAAACCGGCTGCCCCAGCTTGTCCATTACTACCTCATCATCTTTGTTCTTCAATAATACGCCTTGACAGTCTTTGAAATACTTCTCAATCAATCCGGTTATTTGGTCAACGCTGCTATACATTGGCGGTCTACCTACCTTTGGTTCTTTATAACTCATTGGCTCCACTCCTTCCGTTAATGTGTGATTTCTTATCCCTTCTATTATAGCAAAATAAAATCTTCCTTATCAACTCCCCGGGCAAGCACTATTTTTTTATAATATCACGATGCTGCAAGCACATACCACATAAAAACCATGCGAACAAATAAGCAATATCAGCGGATGCAAGGCTCTTGAAAATTCTTTTAATTAATTTGTAAATAATGCTTGACATCGTTACAACGGTGTTATACAATAAGCGTAACAAATAGAAACAGCATCAAAGCCGGTTTTGATTAAGACTTCCGGCAACCTGCTTGAAGGGGTTCAGTTCTTCAATGAGTTCTAATCAGTTATACCTTAAAGCTGATTTCCAATACTCAAATCAAATCAAATTAAACGGAGGCGGTAACAATGAAGAATACTCAGTTAATAGCAATAGCCCTTGAAGAACAGCAGATTGATTTTGAATATGATGGAACAAATCTCAAAACTTATGCAGCATGGAAAGCATCAGGCTATCAAGTTAAAAAAGGCGAAAAAGCATTGTTGCAGGTTGGCCTCTGGACACCATGTAATTTTAAACAGGAATCAAAGGAAGGCGAAACAGTAACAGAGATTAAAGGTAAAAAAATGTATCTTAAAAAATCAAGTTTATTCAGCAGCAGCCAAGTGGAAGAAACAAAGACAGCATAATATAAAAGGTTCTAGAGGGTTCAACCTTAAAGCCCTCCCAAAGCTAAAAGCTAAATAATAAAAAGGATGGTGTCTAAAATGACAATGATTAAAATCAACGAAGAATCAGCAAAGAGAGCTAAAGAGAATATGAGCCATAGCGATTATGAGACAGGCCGAGCAACAAGGGAATATAATGAGCACATAGAAGAAATAAAGGAAGTTGCAGAGAAAGCCAAAAGCAAATGCAACAAAGAGGAATCCAAAGAAAGAATAGATAGATTAGTTGAGAGATACACCGTTAATTATGCAAACTGGATAAATAAGTATAACGCCAACGGTGCCGGTCATGTGTCGGTAATGGTAGCCGGCCCAAGTAATTATAATATGAGAGCACACGAAAAGTATTTAAGCAGAGAAGGCAAGCTCTGGGAAGAATACAACGAGTTAAAAGGAATTGAAAATAAAATATGGGCAGTAGTAGCAGGAGACAAAATTATTAAATCAGATGATGTGGATGCAATCGAACAGCTACAGGTTAAAGTTGAAAAATTAGAAGAAAGCCAAGAATTAATGAAAGCAGCTAACAAGATTGTGAAAAGTAAAAAGATGCTTGATTCTGAAAAAGTTGTTGAACTTGTAAAACTCGGATTAACTGAAACATCAGCGTTAAAATTGTTAAGCCCTGACTTTTGCGGCCGCTACGGTTTTGCATCATGCTCATTGACTAATAACAACGCAACTATAAGAGCAGCAAAACAGAGGATTGCACACCTACAGAAGATAGCAGAGCAGGCAGCAACAACACCAGCCGAGGACCTAACAACAGAAATAAACGGAATCCAGATTATAGATAATTTAGAGGCTCAGAGATTACAAATTATATTCCCCGGCAAACCTGATGCAGATACTAGAACAGAGTTAAAGAAAAACGGTTTTAGATGGGCCCCAAGTAATGGAGCATGGCAGAGCTACAGGAGCCCACAGGCACAGAAAAAAGCGGAAGATATAATCAGCAAAATAAAATAATTTATAGGTTATGGCGGTAATCCTTAAAAACCGCCTACCAAACAAATTAAATTTAAGGAGTGATTAAGAAATAGAATGTTAGGGGAGGAATAAACATGGAAATGGTTTTATTGTCAAACTATCCAATCGAGGAATACAACAGGATTAAAGCTGCAGCCGATGCAGCCAAAATCAAATATAAGATAGTGCAATCAGCGGAGGATATTAACGGTAATCCGTTAGCCGGGTTATGGTCAATATATGCGGAGCCGGGTTCTATTGATAAGTTCATGGCAGCATGGGATAATTCCAAGAGGCCACAGGATTTCCCTGAATGTAATTGCAATAAGTGTTTCCTAAAATGCGTACACAATGGAGCGTACAGAAGATTACCTCAGAGCATTGGCGGCCTAGGATTATGCAAGAATCTAAAAAAATAGGAGGAATAAAGATGGAAGGTATTAGAATAATCGGATTATGCTTATTAAAAATGGGCTGGTTATGGGGCCCGCCTATGGTGATTTTAACAATATACTGTATCAACGAGGAATTGCATTATAGAAAAGAGCGTAAAAGGTCCCGTAACAGGTCCGAAGATAATTATTTAAAATAAGAATAGGAGGAATAGCAATGGATAAAAAACAACTAGCTTTTGCAGTCAGAGAAACTCAGGAGGAATTAGACCGACTGGATGCAGCACTAAAGAAACTAGGATATTCAAACCGGGCTGAATGGTACCGGGATATGAAAAGAAAAGCATATAAAGAGGCCAAGGCATAAAGCCAAGGCCCTTTTTTTATTTTAACTCCTTCCCGGATGATGAAGAATTATAACTACTTTGCTGTGAGTATTTTTAATCAATTTGCAGTATTGCCTGCAGTCAACTAATTGCAGCCTAATATTCTTATCTCCTATGAAATTAAGGCAGGTCATATCGTGCCTATCGTGGCTGTGGCGGCTCTTGTACTTGTGGCAATCTTCATTACACATCCTTACATCCTCCTTTATCTTTATCTAGTACTTTAATTATACCTTTTATAATATCAGGGTGTCCTATGAAGGAATGATTGAAGAAAAAAACTTTTTTAAGTGGTATAGTTCTGGTCCTGAATCCGTATCTTTTATTGAATTTCTTCTGTATTCGCTTGGATTTAGCCTTACGCTTAGGCTCCGTTATCTGTTTAACCATTGAGCTGCTTTCAATTAATGAAAATCCGTTCCAATTCATGTTAACATCCTCCGCACATTTTTATTTTCAGGGCCTCATAGTTTATTCTGTTTACAGTCTGGTCCTCGTTTACTGCATTGCAATCTTCTAAAGTCCTGCAGTTCTCCCAATATAATAAAACACATTCGTTATAACTTGGTGTCTCCATATAATAATTGCATTGTTGACATTTCATTTCCCGGCCTCCTTAATCATCACATTTTTGTATTGTGATTAACTCTGATTGTCTAAATCCCCAACATAATCAACTATATCGCCACATATTTTGTCAAAACCACAATCACTACAAGCCTTATATTTACACGCTTCATCATCTAACATAAAATCGCTTATTGTTTTTATTATCAGTTCTTTTGCTACTTCATTGGTCATTTTATCCCTCCTAATGTTCATCGCCATATATTCATGTTGTTCTTAAAGGTACAACTCTATAAACTCGTCTATCATCTTGCCTACTGTAACGCAGCTTATAGGTTTTCTCCATTGTATATTCTTGCTTGTACTGAGGTAATACTCCCTCACGATGCAATCCCTACAAGGTATAGCATACTGAACATCAACATCATGCTCAGCAACTATCCCTATAGATATTTTCCCGGCATTTTTAAAGTCCTTTACCATCCGCTCAATGGCCCATCTTTGGCCATCCGGCATACCCTTTGAATTATGTTTAAGCTCAATGATTATGTAGCCTTTATTCTTGTACTCTATCAATCCATCAATATCTGTGGGGGCTCCTTTGTCTCCATATCTCAGGCCCTCAAAATCAATTAATTGTTTCATCCTGTCTGGATATAAAATCATGGCGGCCTCCTATTCTTCTATAAATCCTTTATGGACCAGAATATTTCTTACTCCGTATCTCAGGGTGTTGTATATCTCACTCCCTATAATCTCCTTGGACATAGGCCTTATCATGGTATGAAACTCCCTCTCTAGGGCTTTCAAGCGTTTATAGAGTGTGGCCGGGTTATATTCTGACCGGAAGTTCCCGGCTCTTATGTTCTCATCGTAGTTTTTGTCCTCCATGAAGATATAAAACTCTATATCGTGGCGGTTCAGGTTCGCAAATTCAAATTTCATCCTGTTATAGTCTGTTTTCAGGACCTTCTCTAGGTACTTTTCACCGAATATTTCGATAATTTCTGCATTTATATCATTTATGTTGGTCTTGTTGTCTTTAAGGTTCATGGCCAACTCATCTATGCAGAATTTCCTCTCAATAACAAGTTCATCCGTAAAGAAAATGTCCCTTGTCTGTCCATCAAAACATCCTGCAGGTAGATAGCAACTATAGTCTCCGTATTCTAGTTTTGTTACTTTGTAGTTTACCTTATTGGAATTGAACCATCCTATCACATGGCTGTTAGCCTGCTCTCTGGAATCAATAACAATTATCATTCTATTTAAAATATCAATTATTTCCTTGTTTGTGAATTTATACCGCAATATTATACCTCCAAATATACCCTTTACAATGGCTGGCTCTCCCATGTATATTTTCCCCAATACCTTTGAACCCATTTTTTTTAGCCTGTCTTACATAGTCGAACTGCAGGATATATCCATTTGTTTTGTTTGTTCCCATTACTGGAATCCTTTGTTTTTCCACATGATGATTTATTGTATTTTGATATGTTATTGGATTTTTCATATTTCCACTCCTGTCTGTCCATCTAAGGTTTAAAGCATTATTATTAATAGGGTTGGTATCTATATGGTCTATCTCACTCCCCTCAAAATATCCATCCGTAAAAGTTTTGCCAACAAGTCTGTGTACTGATTTTTTTATTGCGATTCCATCTTTAGATAAACTAACATAAAGATATTTTGCTTTTCCATCAAAAACAAGTGCTAATACTTTGCCTTTGTTTGTTCTTTTTACACCATTTTTCATTATAGATATTCGGTCCAAACTTCTAACTTTACCAGCATTGCTGACTTGGTAATATCCTTCATATCCTTCAATATCTCTCCATGATTCCACTAATTTCAAGCTCCTTTCTATTCTTTGATTGGCACTACATTAATAAATTGCAATCCTTCTTTCCTCAGATAAACTTTGCTTTTATCCTCTGGCTTATCTATTGCAAATATCTGAGTAGTATCTTTGCTATAAAGCCAATCTATAAGTTTTTTAGTTGATTGGTCCGTTGTTCCAGTTAGAGTTATGCAGGCTCCGATTCCATATCCCATAGTTATTCTGTTCATAATTTAACCTCCATCAGTATATATTTGAATTGCGACTAACTTAGTTGCTTTGACCACCTTTGTTTATCGCACGTTGGTGCTGTTGTTGTTCGTGGTCTACTTGGACAACTCCAATTATGTCCCTTTGTGACAGCTTCGAGCGTCCACCCTGTAGCCTTTAAACTTGTGCCTGATTCTTCATCAAGTATGTAGGTTATTATTTTCTTATAGCCTAATTCCCTTGCTACTCTCGCCGCTCTTGAATATAAGAAACTACAAGCATTTTCAAGCCCATCTGTGCAAAGCCTTACAACCTCAAGCGTTTCACCATCGTCTAACACCCTTGAAACAGGTCTGCCGACTTGCACAACACCTCTCAACGCTCCTTCATCATCAACTACACCCACCCTGAACTTATCTCTATAAACAGGCTTATGGTGTCTGTGTAAATTCTGAACAAATTCATTCGCCTGCTTTAAATCTAACGGAATTGCTTTCACCTAATCACTCCTTTTAATCGTGCGCAATATATTCATGTTGTTTATAGCTTTGCTTAAAATGTTTTTGAATTGTTCGCAACTTAGTATTCTTCGGCATTTGGATATTTTATAAATTCATCTTTTATGTCCTCTGACAAATCTGTAAAAATATCTTCAAATGGCTGTCCCCATTTAGTATTGTTTTCATCCTGTTGGGATTCATCCATTAACTGATTGACTATATGTTCGACAAACTCTAAACGCTTGCCACGTCTGACTTTTGCACATCCCTCACCATCATAACCAAAGTTATTAGGACTATTTTCAAACAATTTCACTAAGTCGCTTATCTTTATTTCCATCTTTAATTTATCGTTTGTTATTTCAAATTTCATCAACTGACCTTCAAATTTTTTACCCATTATTTATCTCCTTTTTATTTTTGTATTGCTACTAATCAAAATAATCTTCAAAGTTTAAATACTTATATTTTAAGTCTGTCAATTCTTCCATATCCATCGTTGTAAATTTTCCATATTCGTTTTCAGCCCACTTATCAATCCATTCTTCATCGTCCATGTTGTTTGGTCTGTCCACATAATCGGTTTGGTCTACTTTAACTATGGTTTGCAATTCCTCGCCATTTTTAACAACCGTAACAAGGTAAACTCTATAGTGTAAAAACTGTCTATTAATCATAATTTCTCCTTTCTCGAAGTATCTTCTTCCTCGTCACCAGGCATTTGAATAACTATTTGCCAAACCTCTCTGCATATTTTCTCAAACCCACATTCTGAACAAACATACTTGTCACAATCAGTATCAATCATAAAATCAGTTACCATTGCACCTACTACTGATTCAAGATTCTTTCTCCATTCTTTCTGTTCTTCGGTCATTTTTTATTCCTCCAATTGCTCGCCATATATTCAAAGTGTTCTCTATTCGTTTGTATATCCACAGTCTTTGCAGGTATCATAGTCTACCCATATTCCCCTCCGACCATCAGCATCCGCAAATTCATATAGTTTCTGGTGCTTGGGCTCCTTGTGGCTGCCACACTCAGGACAGGTATATTCAAACTCTTTGATAGGAATATCAGCTTTTATTATATCCATAATCCTTTTGCGTTCCTCCTTTTCTTCCTCGTTCATACTCACATGACATAATATTTTCAGGTCAATCTCTAACAACCTTTTGTATCTCTGCTCTGCATCCATCATTTCATATCCTCCCTAATCTATTGCTATTACTAGCGAATATTCGTTTTTAGGTATTATCTGTAATGCTTTGACTTCTCTTAGTTCTTCCGGTATATCATTACTTCGGAAGGTTCCATAATCCGCACCACTCCAATAGCTTACGATATTAATTTTAGTCAAGTTCCCTGTGATTCTTGCCACTTCACTAACATTCATTTCATATCCTCCCTCGGATTTTGCCATCTAAAAGCAAATTTGCATCTTTCCTTGATTCTGCAGGTCTTACAATGCAGGCTGCAATCCATGTGTGTGCTTACATCATGTTTCGCTAACTGAATTGTGGCTGTTATAATGCCTATTACAAAAATATATGATAAGAATAATTTCATTTTGGCCCCCCTATGTTAAATTACATCGGACATTATCAACATACAAGAATGATTCATTATACCCAGCGTTGGTTTTTAATACGAAAAAATACTTGTTCATGTAGACAACTACTCCATTAATAAAAATATGTTTGTTCAGGCCTTGTCTGCCCTCGTTATTTATTATATGTAACTTTAAATTATGTCCTATTTTAACTTGGTCGGCCCTTGATATTCTTTTTAACGCTTTCACAATCTGCCCCCTAGTAGTTAAGTATTGGCTGCAGTATGGTCTGCAGCACAACCTTACTGATTTATCGTTTCCCCATTTAATAAAGACTTCATGGCCTTGATTCTTTTCCTGAGCTCTATCCAGTCAAGTGATTCGTCAAGGTCCATGTTTTTTTCTACCAAGGGATTTCTCCATCATCTATTTCATTGCTGCCTACAGGCGTAAATCCTTCTGAATGGGTTTTCTTCCCGGTGTCGGTGCCTTTATTGTTTGGCTGTTCATGCGTTGAATCGGATTTTCCACCTATAAACTCAACATTATTGACCAATACTTCTGTAAAAGACTTTTTCGCACCATCTTTTTCATATAAATTTATTCTAATAACTCCCTCAACCAATACTTTTGTGCCTTTAATCAGATATGGAGCTAGTTTTTCAGCTCTTTCACCAAACAAGGAACAATTAATCCAATCCGTTCCATCTTCTCTTTTAAAACCTCTAGCAACTCCCACGCTAAATTTCAACAATGCTTTGCCTGAGTTTGGTATAAAGGATAAATCAGAATCTTTTCCTAGGTTTCCTGTGAATAAAAATTTATTTATAATAAACGCCCTCTTTCTTTATTAAATATTTTTATAGGTTTTATTGGTAATGATATTTGATATATTATTTATGTTCATTCCGAATTTGATTGAAAGTGCTTTATTTCCAAATTCTTTATCGAATGGTTTGTAGACTTTTCTAATATACCTTGCTTGCTCGTTCGTAATTTTGGAAAGTCCATTGCGTTCTCCTACAGTTCCAATACCTAATTTGCAAGCATGAGCTATATTCTCTTTTGCAGTTACCCACTCTAAATTACTAACATGATTATCGGCCTTAACTCCGTTGATGTGGTTGACCATCGGTTTGTTTTCCGGGTTTGGTATAAATGCCTTTGCAACAAGCCTATGGACCATATATCTTCTTCTTTTTTCGTTATTTTTATATAAAAATATATTCGAATAACTTTTCCCATAAGGTTTTAAGATAATTTTATTTTTATATCTTGGGTTTAGAGTTTTTATACCACCTAAATTACTGACTTGATAAATACCTTCATACCCTTCTATGTCCTTCCATTTTTCTCTCGGTACAACTTTATTCATTCCTGAGACCTCCTAGCACCATATTTGTGTATGAGAGCGTGGTGTTTATTAAATCCTTGTTCTCCATTTCTATAGCCTGAACAATTTCCTCTGTATCTACTCCCATAAGTTTTTTAGACTTCTTGATTCCGGTAAATGCGAACCTCTCTCTTCCTGATTTAAAAACCGTTTTTACTTTCTTGCCTGCAGCATCTTCCTCAATCAATATTATTTTAATCTTCTTTTCCATTTTATAATCCTCCCATTAATGTGATAGCTTTTAGTAATAGTGCGTTTAACTCTTTGGCTTTCCTGTTAATCTCTAATTGAGCGTAATACTCAAATTCAAAATTTACGCATGGTTCAGGTGTTTTTACTGTTAAACCCTTAGTTCTGAGCTCATTCTCTAATGCTATTATATGTTCTGTTGCTCCGTTGTATGCTTTTTCGGTTATAGCAAGCTCGGCCTCTAGTTTGCGGATATACTCTTGCTGACCACTCATCATTGTTGCATCAGGTCTTGAATTTAGAGAATTGAGTTCTTCTTGCAGCTTTGCTATATACTGTTGCTGCTCATTCACGATATTTACATCAGGAATAGTGTCTAGTTTATCGAGGGCTATCCTGAGTTTTTCTTCCAGCTCATTGTTTATCTGGTACTGCCTTTCAATGATTCCCTGTTTTTCATCGTTTAATCTTGTGAGTTTGTAAACCTCTGAATATGGGTTCATACTATCACCATCCTAGTAATTTTTTTTCTAATTCGTTGTAGTCTGTGTCTCTCCCGGTATCAGCACACGATGCGTTGAAGTTGTCCTGCTTTTTACCGTAGAATTTCTGGTTTGACTGTTTATCATCTTTTAGTGCAAAAACACCTCGCCAACTATTCATTATACTTTGCTCTAAAATCTTAATTTGAGTTTCTTTGTCCGTTGATAGAGTTTGAAGTTTATTCTCTAGTATCTTAAAGGCCCTATCTGTCATTGGACTTTTTATTTTCTTCCGCATATCCTTGAAATCATTAAGGGCTATAGTTAAAGAATCTACCTCTATATATCTATCTATCTCTTTCTCTATATCTATCTCTTTCTCTATCTCTGTGTTACCAATTGTTACAGGAACGTTACATTGTAACACTTTCTTCTTTTCTCGATGCTTGCGAACCCTTACAGCAACTTGGGTTTCCTTGCCTATTGATTGCATGGTTTGAGGGAGCATAAATTCGTTTTCGCATACTTCTTCAATTAATCCACACTTAGCAAGATAATTTAAAGTAACATCCACATTATCAGTATCCTCGTCAAGTTCTAATGCTAATTCTTCGGCAAATGTTTTCTCTAACCCATCAAAATATAATTTTCCCTCCTCCTTTAAACTCAGCAATTGCATTTTAAGATAAATAATTGTATATGTATCACCTCCTGCAATTTTTCTCAACTTCTTAACTTCTTTATCTCTAAAAAAATCATCCTTTAATTTTAGCCAATAATACTTTTTTTCTGCCATTATTTTAAGCCTCCCTGCCAACCTTGAATATTCCATCAAGTTTTTTCTGATTTTCTTCCGTTGGCTTGCTGGTTCCTCGCTCCCACAACTGAATAGTAGTTAAACTCACTCCTACCATAACGGCTAATTGAGATTGTGTTAAGCCTAACTCTAGCCTTTTATCTTTAAAATCATCCATTGTTTCCACCTCCTTGTTCTTCTTGTTGTTATTATACCACATCGATATTGCAGAAGGGAACCTATTTAGTCCCCTTTCTTGAATTTATTGATACATCCCTCGCCTATTTTGATTTCACTCTTGAAGTCATAGAACCACTCATACTTTAGGATTGGTTCTCCGCAGCAGGTACAACCTTTAATATCCACTTCACCATCCATCTTCATATCGAGTGAGGCCTCTTTGCATTTCCTACATACTGCCATACCTTTAATATCATAATATTCTTCATGCTCCATGATAAACTCCCCACATAGAATACAATTCTCTACTATTCTTACTTTCTGCTGCTCCGTTGTATCGTCAAAGTATTCCATTAAACCTCTCCTTTTTCAATCACATCGTATTTTATGTTGTTGGCTCTCAGGTAGTCTCCCATGGCCTTAGTCTGAAATCTATTGCCATACATTTTAAAGGTTATGAAGTATATAGGCTCAGATTCAACGAGGACCGTTTCTGCCAGATTTTCCGGTGCAGTAGAGCTAGTTGTTACCTGGGGTACTTCTGCTCTTATCTGAGGCTCCTGAGCTTTAACAGGAGGGTTCTCTGCAAGTCTAATCTTCTCACCCATGTTATTTATCCTTGTGATTATCTGAGGAACCGGGTAATTCATATCCAGAAGGTCCTCAAATTCTCCGTATTCTATTTTAGCTATATTCCCCTTATTGGCATTGTCTATCGTGGAGCGGATAACCTGTATCTCTGCATCCTCTCTGTCCTGCTCTGCCTTGAAGAATACTCCCCGCTGCTCTACATCCTCCCGGACCGCCTTTTCTGTAGCTGTCAGGTTCATGTATTTGTCGATAACCGCAAATTTAGCTCTGAATTTAGGCCTGAGTTCAAGGTCTGTGGCCACATCATCAATTATCTTCTCTGCAGCAAACTTTTTTTCGGCTTTCTTCATGTTGTCGAATACTGATATTCCCTCCTTGATTGGCTTTTCGGCCTGCTCTACAAGTTTTATGAGCTCCTTGCATTGGTCCTCAAATGCAGCTATAGGCTTTGACATTTCATTTTTCTTTTCTTTTCTGTAGTTGTCAATCTTGATTCTAATTCCTGCAAGTTCCTTCTGGTCCAACTTGCATAAGCTGAGGGTGTCCTCCGTTACTATTATTCCTTGATACTTTTTCATTGTGGTGGATAGGGCCGCCTTAACCTCGTCAAAGTTTATCTGTATTACTGGTAGTATTTCCTGCTTAATTTCTATATCAACCATTTTTCTTCGCCATCCTTTTATTTTTATAGTATTCTTTCAGGGCATCCTGCAGGAGCTTTGGTATATCGTTGTCTCCGCAGATAAACATGAATTCTCCGTTTTCATCTATAAGCTGCAGGTCGAAAAAATTAGCCGGGCCTGCTGCTCTGTTTGGATATGGGCCTTTAATATTTATTTCTTTTAGCTTGCATCCTAGTTCGCCTTTCATAATTTATCTCCTTTCGGTATATAGTGTCCAAAATGTAAATGAAGTTATTGCTATTCCAATTATTAAGCCAACAAAAAAGATTGTTACTGCCGCACCGCTACTCAATATTTAACCTCCTATAGAAAGAAACCTGATAAAAATAAACTTAGGAAACATGCTGCAAATCCTATAACTATACCTTCTAAAAATCTTTTCATTTCCGCACCTCCTTGTTCATTGCCACATTTAGTAAACTGTCAAATATGTGATAAAGCACGTCTGAAACTATGCTGTTTCCTGCCTGTTTGTATAGTTGGCTATTTGAGTTTACCTGTGCCGCCTTTTCAAAATCTGTGTCCTTAAATCCCATCAACCTCCAACACTCTTTCGGTGTCAGTTTTCTGATTCTGTGGCTGCCATTATCTAAATGCTCTTTAATGCCTCCTGTTTGAGCAGTATCTACACAAAAAGCATAATTACCATCAGTTTTTTTACCATTTCTATCCAAAAACTTTAATGGTGTTCTTTCAACCGTAAGTATCTTCTCATTGCCTGTCCTTGCTAAAATCGTAGGCGATACTCCTTCATCACTGTATACCCTTCTTTGTCTTTCGTTATCATTTATATCTTCCTTGTCAAAACTTCCTAATTGAACACATACCATATCCCATTGATGCCTATCTATTGAGCCGTGTCCACCACACCTTATTGAATTAGATATTTCTTTGTCTTTTATTTGGCTTATCGGTTTTTCCGTTTTCTCTTGGGATATATAATACTTTTCATCTACTTCATCCTCAAGTAAGTCTTTCAACCTCAAGCCGTTGTCGAATCCTTCTGGGAATGTGAATTTGCCGTTGTCCACATCCTTTCTTATGCTTATTATGAATACCCTTTCACGATTCTGCGGTATGCCGTAGTCTTTAGCGTTAAGCACCTTCCAATAGTTGTTGTAGCCTATGCTCTCTATATCCTCAAGCATCGAATTGAAATTCTCTTTAAACTTCTTTCCTACAAGGTTTTTCACATTCTCTATGATGCTATATTTCGGCATGGTTTCCTTTAGAATCCTAAAGCCTTCGTAGTATAATCCGCTCCTTGTTGCTCCCTCCTGTATGCCTCTCTGCTTTCCTGCGACCGATATATCCTGACAAGGGAATCCCCACACCATCAAATCAGCATACGGAAGGTTTCTGCCCCATACTTTTGTTACATCACCTAAGTTCTTGCTTTCGTCTACACCATGCACGGCACTATAGCTTTTCGCTGCATACTTGTCTATCTCGCAGAAGTCCATAACCTCATAATCAATGCCTAATTCCCTCAATGCTATCTCTGGACTACCTATGCCACTAAACAAAGTTCTTAATTTTATCAATTTCCAATTCCTCCTTTTAATGTCGCTCGCAATATTTTCATGTTGTGCTACATACCAAGGTCCGGTACTTTATTTTTACCTACTTCCGGGAGCGGAGCTTTCTTTACCTTTTCAAGTTTCTTCTGCAGTTCTGCCATTATGTCCAGGAATAAGTCATTTGTTATGTCCTCGATTTCCTTTAGCTTGCATCCATATTCTTCTCTCTCCGCATTCTTCTGTTCCTTTCATCCATCCAATCTCTCTTGCTCAAAACATTTGTACCTTGTAATATATGACCTTTTTGGTGAACCTCAGTATCATAAATTTGAACCAGCTGTTTGTATATTCCGATTGATAAACTTGCAATGTATCGTTGTAACAATATCGTACTTCATACTTTCCGCCCATGTTGAGACCTCCTTATGTAGAATATTTTTGTATTGCGCACTAAACAGCAATAACAGGTGTAAGTATATTTTCGGCAATATTGCATATATATCCATCCGATAAACGATATAGCGAATACCATACCTTTTTGGGGTTATTGTATGTGTTTAAGTGCATTCCAACTATTTTGTAAACTTCATTTCCTTTTTCAATTTTAACAATATCGTTTAAATTGTATTTATTTATCATGGTCATACCCTTTTTAGCTTTGACATACACGATTTGCAGAAGTGTATTCCGTTTCCAACTTCTGCAGCACATTTGTCGCAGATATATTTGTCACAAGTTGCGGTATATTCTTTAAAGCTCAAATTTGTATCTGTCATTCCATTAATCTTTATGTGAAAGTTTTTTGTTCTTCTAACAGGCATATCACATAGTTTTGTGGCTATTCTTTTATGGCATATATTACACATAACAAGGTTTCCCATTACTATTTCAGCACTCATTTAATTACCTCCAACTTCTAATGTATTATTCCAAAACTTTATTGCCCCATCCAAGCTTGATGTTATAAGCCTGAGAACTGTACCGCAATTTTCACATTCAACATTGTATGTGGCATCTTCATCATAAAAGACATAGGCTTTGCCACCGCAACCACAATCCTTAGCCCATTCTCCATCAGAAGTTATTTTGCCCCTGCTTGGCATTTTGTCATAATTCATATTCATACACCTCTTTCAAAATTTTATGCAGTTGTGAATCGTGCGCCATTTTTTCATATAGCGAAATAGCTTTGAATTGTTCGTGATTAGCAATGTACAATATTGACCGATATTGCCTTAATCCAATCGTAGGCATTTATTTTTTCTTCTGCTAACTTTTGCAATTCTTCATCTTCATCCGAAAGTGTCGGATAATCTTCGTAGTTGTTATCAATAAATTCTTCGACTAAAGTATCGAAATCTATTGATTTGAAATACACTCGTTCATTTGAACACCAGTATTCATCTATGTCTGCACTGCCCCATCTAGCCATCCAAGTGCTGTAGCTATCATCAAAAATACACTCTGTGTCCACCATTGGGACTACTTCTAATTCTGGATTTTCCGCTATTAGTTTAAGTAAGGCATTTGCCATTTCTTTATTTTTTTCCGTTGTTCTCATATTTTTCTCCTTTCTAATTACGGACCATATATTCATGTTGTGCTACATACCAAGGTCCGGTACTTTATTTTTACCTACTTCCGGGAGCGGAGCTTTCTTTACCTTTTCAAGTTTCTTCTGCAGTTCTGCCATTATGTCCGGGAATAAGTCATTTGTTATGTCCTCGATTTCCTTTAGCTTGTAGTATCTCAGGAATCCCTTAACATCCGCTCCGGTCTGTTCCAACATAGCATTTATGCTTGCTGCTCTAACCTTATTAATCTTTTGGCCTCTCTCTATAAGGTCCTCGTCATGTTCCTTCTCGTCCAGTACATCGGATTCAGCTATCTCAAAGGCCATTACATACAAGTATCTCCTAGCATAGGTCTGTGTAGCTCCTATGTTCTGGATTGCGTAGGTCCCTTTTAAAGTTGCTATTGAGATTGGTGTGCTAAAATATAATGTCTCGGATGGGTTCTCGCAATTTACTACTGTGAGGGAGGCTAAATCCTCCTTGAAGTTAAATATTGCTGTCAATCCGTATTTGTCCATTACATCATTTATCTTTGGGAGGAAGTCTCCTAATTCATAGTAATTGTAGTTACTATAGGTATTCTTCCCTGATTTTTTCAGGTCTGCCTTGCCAAGCTCACATTTACATTTCTGGATTTTCTGGTATATGTTCATTGTTGCAGGCTTTAATTCAAGTTCCTTATTAACCTTCTCCATTTGTGATACCCTCCTTATTTTCGTAGCCCTCAGAATCAACATGTATTCCTGATTCTATGATTTCAATTTCAATCTTTGCGTTTACAATATAAGGCTTTGATACTTGAATTTCTTTTGGCAAGTTATACCTTATGATTTCTTCGATTCTGATATTTTCAATTCTCACTTCGTTGCTGTAGCTGGACAATTCCATTAATCCTGAATTGATTGTTACTGATAATTTTTTCATTTTTATACCTTCTTTCATTTAATTTATTACGAAAAACATATTTGAATTGTTCGTGATTTACTATTTAAAATCCTTAATTCTGTTTACTGCTATTTCGTGATAATGTTCGTCTTTTTCTATTCCCATGAAGTTTCTACCTATACTTTGAGCAACTCCTATTGTTCCGCTACCGCAAGCATTATCAAGTATTAAATCACCTTCGTTGCTATATGTTCTAATCAAATATTCATACAAAGATTTAGGTTTTTGTGTTGAGTGAAAAACTTCGCCCTCGCTTTCTGCTGTCTTAAAATACAATATGTCGGTTGGGTATCTTAACCCTCCGCTCTTAACTTCTACGGGCTTAAAATCACCATAACTACCTGTTAGTTGGTCTTTCCTTATTCCTTTGTTGTATGGCTCTCCTGCTCTCATTTGCGGATTATATACAGGCGGTTTCTTATAAAATATTGCTACTTCTTCATATTTCCTTAAAGGTTGTTTTTTAGCATTTAAAAAATTAGTTGCTTTCGACTTTTCCCATACTAATTTATATTTAAAATGCTTCAAATTGCTCATTATAAGGCTTGATGTAAAAGGCTCAACACAACATAATGCAATTACTCCATTGTCTTTTATAACTCTGTTATACTGCCCCCAAAGTTCATTCAAAGGTATCACGCTATCCCATTTGTTTTGTGTTGTTCCGTAGGGAAGGTCGCATAGTATCATATCCACCGATTTGTCTTTTATTTTAGGCATCAATTCCAAACAATCACCTAAATATATTTTATTTTGTTCGATTTTCCCCACCTCCTAAAGTCGGACGCAATTTATTCAGGTTGCGATTATCTTGTAAAATGTTTTTCATTCGGTTTATCTTCCATCTTGCCGGATTTTTTCAAGTCTGCTACCTTCTTGTTAATGGATGCTACTGTTCTTTCAAGTGCAAAAGACATTTCTACCGGGCCTATTTTTGCATACCATGTTATTAAGTAGTCAAGTTCATCATAAGTCCATAAAGTTCCGTTTTTGCTATGGTATTCAGGGCTATACTTCATCCTTCCTTTTTCATCATAATTTGGCTGTTGCTCCATATTTTCCTCCTATGAGCAGTAAACCGCTAGACCTATTATTATTGCTGACAAGAATGTTATTGTAGCTATTATGGATATTATTTCAGATACTTTTCTGTGTTCCTGTGGGGTTAATGTTCCAAAATCGAATGTCATAATTTTAGACCTCCTTTTCGTTAAGCTCAAATACTTCGCTTGCATTCATATTGAAGTAATTAGCTATTTTAAGCATTGTGTCTCCTGCCGGGGTAGTATCTCCATTCTCTATTGCGTTTATGCTTTGTCTGCTTACGCCCACATTAGTAGCTAGTTCCTGCTGAGTTATATTGTGTCTAGCCCTTAATTCTTTTAGTCTGTTTTTCATCTAATCACCTCCAAACTTTCATTATTCTAAGTGTAAACTACCGTTTCCGTTATGTCAAGTGTTTTGGCTAAATAATTATATAAAAAAAGCCCTGATTTAACTCAAGGCTTTTTACTTCTATATTAAGCGGTTGCAGGAACATATTCTATTCCGTTAATTGTGATACTCTGTGGATTTACTACTGGTTCTACTATCGGGGTTGCCTCTGCTACTGGCTCTGCTGCCGGAACTTCTTCTACTGCTGCAGGTTCTTCTAAGGAGGCTACTTCTACCGGGATGGTCGCTTTTTCTTCTTTGTACTTTCCATCATCGGCTAGTCTTAAAACTGTAACCTCCTTCGTATCTGTTCCCGGAACCGTTAATTTGTTCAAGTCAATGGTGCTGGTGTTCATCTTAAATTCATTGACTGTTGATTCTATAATGTGGCCTATTTGGTCATTAGTGAGGCCTGTGTACTGTTGTATCAGGCTGCAAGCCTTGGACCTCTTGGTTACTCCTATCCAATCATTTTTAATGGCCTGTTGTTCTATGCTGCCTATGAGAATTTTTGCTGTCTTAATGTCTTTATTGTACTTTTCTATTCCCATAGCCTGCTGAATCTGCTGCATTTTTGATTCTATCAAGGCCTGATTTTCATTCCACCAATGAGTAAGAATCGTTCCGGTATAAGCTGCAATTGATGTAAGTATAACAACTGCAATTTGGTTTATTAAATCTTGCATTTCTTCTGTACCTCCCATTATTTTAAGTATGCTGATGATACCCAGCCACCATTGTTACCAAAGAATATGTTGGCCCATCCGTTCTTTTCAAAACCAACATGAACTTTATCTCCATTGTTTAAATGGCCAATAATAGTATCAGGGCTTGCTGCTGATGGTGTGTCCCTAACATTAAGTTGCGTAGCTGTTACAGTTTTATATACTGTTTCCTGTCTCTCTGGAACCCCAGCGTATTTCATAATGCCTGCAGCTATTGCTCTTGCAAATTCCTCTTTGTGGTTTTTGTAAAATTCCACATCGTCATAGTTGTCGTGATAGAACATTTCGACCAATGCGGCTGTTGCATTTGTCTGATTAAGGGCTCCTAAATCATCTCTGTATTTAAGTCCTTCATCTGCTGTTGGTGTAACGGATGCAACTTCATCATATATGCACTTTGCGAGGACCTTGCCCTTTGCCGACTTGTAGCAAGCTTGGCATCCTCTGTTTTTATACATCCATGCGTTACTATGTATATCTACATGGATTGTAGCTTTAACATCGTTGCTGAATTTGATACCTTCGGATAATGTCATTGTCTTAGGCGTGCAATATGCTTTTTTAAAGCCACCGTTCCAGTCCAGAATATCTTTGACACGATAGCCTATGATGTGGGCGTTGTCCTTCTCTGTTCCGTAATCATCCACGCCTATGTTTGAACCCTGTTTGGATGGATTTAGACATACAATATGTTCGTCAATCAAAATATCGTCTCCTTTCGTTACTTTTTAGCTGGCGGGCGTGAAAATCTTCATCAATCCAAAAATATTACCTATGATATAGGTAGCAATGAAAATCCATACTGCCATTTTTATTTGGTCATAATTTTTTACAGGTTTATCTCTTAATTCCTGCAAGCTCTTTAACACTAACTCTTGATTGATTTCTGATTTCTTTTCCATATTTGCCTGCCCTTCTTGTGTCTGTTTTGAATAAAACTTCATTTCGATATAGCTTTCCTTTATGATACCCATTTCTCTAAAAATGTCTTTATCATTGTTTTTCAGGTCTGCAATATCCTTTTCCATGTGGTCAACTCTAACCGCAAGGCTACTGTCCATTGTCTCTGTCATAGCCACCTCCTATAAGCCATTAAATGATGTTATGTAGGATTTTAAAGCATACTCGTTATTGATAAAAACCAATACCACCACCAGATAGGCCCTCACCTCCGTTCTAATTTAATATACTGTCTCCTTATAGTATAACTAAAAGGAGCCCGGAGGCTCCCTATTAATGTTAATTCCTCGTTGTTCTCCTGCTGGCACCATCAATTAGAACTCTATCTTTGTGTGTAGTAGTGCGGCTGTTGGTGCTGCTAGTGCTGGTTGTTTTCTTTG